TTTAAATAATCCTCCCACATTTGCGGCACAATGAATGACAAAATCGGGTTGATGAAGTTTAAAACAATCAAATGTTTCTTGGTAATTTGTCAAATTACAATCTTTTGAACTTAAAAATATAAATTGATGATTAGTTATATTACTTATTTCTTTAAGTGCACTTCCTAGTAACCCTGACCCTCCTGTAATAAGAATTTTCATAATTTATACTTTAAATATATAATTATTTTCATTTTTAAATTTAATAATTGAATTACTCCATTTTATATTTTTATTATCATTTTTATGAATTAATTTAATTTCCAAATCATTTTCTATTTTTATTTCTGTATTTAAATTATAATAATTATTTTCTAATTGTTCAATTTTATAGTGTTGATTTTTTTTTGAAAATAAAAATATATCTAATTCTTCAAATTCAAAATAATGAGTATAGTATTTTTCATTATTGTTTAAAATATAGGGTTTATTTAATATAAAATCATAATTATTTAATTCTAATTTTTTAAAATCAATTAAATATTTTATAAAGTCTAATTTATTTTTATTTTGAATATCTTCTTTTAATTGATTTATATTCAAAAAATTGATTTTAGTAAATAATAAAAATATATAATTGTCTTTTATTAAATAATTATTTTCATCAATGTTTAAATTATCTAATGATTTTAAATTTTCTATATATTCACTTATAAATATACCACCATTTAGATTTAAATAAAGTAAAATAATAATAAAATTTCTATTGTTTTCATTTAATATTGTTTTTAATAATTTTATTATTTCTGGATATTTTTCTTCTAATTGATTTTTTAATGTTTCAATATTTAAGTTTTGATAATTATAATGATTATTTTTATAGAGAAAATAATAAAAATTATATATTTTTTTTATTTCAAATTTTTCTGATTTTTTTATTTGAATAATAGTATTTGGTATATTTTTCTTATATTTTGGTTTAAATTCTTCTAAATCAATAGAAGTATATAATTCAATTTCTTTAATTTCATTTTTACATCCACCAATAGATAAATCTTCATATTTTTCTTTATTATTAATATCATATAATCTTAAAATTAAATCTTCATTCCAAGCAATTTTATTTAAATTAATAATTTGTATATATAATATATTTTTTTCTACATAATAAATATTAAATTTAAATAAATGTTGATGCTTATCTAATTCAATAAAATAAAAATCATTTTTGATATAAGAATAATAGATAGAACGCATATTAAAATTCATATATTCTAAATTTTAATTCTAAATAAATAATTTAAAATTTACAAATATTAAACATTAAAAACCACTTCATTATCATTAGATGGTTCTATTATTTTATCAATATATATTTTCATAACAGGATCATATATCTTTAGTTTTATATTCATTCCCCATCCTATAGGATTATCAATACGCTTTATAACAAAAATATTATTTTTTAAATTAAAAATATTAAATTTATCAAGATGTTCATAATTATAAAACATAAATATATAATTGTTTTTATCATATATAACATATTTATAATAATAGTTTTTTTCAACATAATCTTTTCGAAAATCATTATAGTTTTCTTGATAATAATTTTGATAAATAGTATTAAATACAATATTATTATTTAATTTTATTGTATTTCTTTCTTTTCTAAGTTTTAATGAATACTTATTAAAATAATGATTTAATAATTTATTACCAGTAGGTTCATGTATATCATTTAAATAATTATTTTTAAAAACATGTTCAATTATCTTTTTTATGACATTTAATAAATCATTATTATCTTTTTCTACAATCATTATTCCATTATAAATAGAATTTGGTGCATCATCTTTTGCTAATATTACTTTTTCATTTTCATCAATTAAATCATCAAATTGTATAAAACTACTAATTTTTGAATCAATATAAATACCTCCATTTTTATATAAATAACAATAGCGAAATAAATCAGCCTTGATTGCGCCTGGTATTATCATATCATATGCTCTTAATACATCTATTACTTCATGTTCTTGTTTAATTAATAAATTTTCTTGAAAATGTTTTTTTATAAAATCTCTTGCATCAGTATCATTAAAAAAAAAGTATTCATAACTGGGATTTTGTTCAATAAGAGTCATTACAGCATTATAATGAAATAAATTTTCGCATATATTTTTATGTGTCTGAATAATTTTTTTAGGTATATAATTTAAAGTTTTTATTGGTTTTTCTTCAATTTTAAATTTTGTATATATTTCAATAATTTTATTATTATCTTCAGAACTTCCTATTGAAATTAATTGATGTTGACTTTTATCAAGATTATAAAGTTTAATTTTTAAATCATAATTCCATCCATTTAAAGCATTTAATTTTCGTATAACTACTTCAATTTTATGAATATTAATATAATAAATAACACATAGAATATTATCTTTATTAATATTTAATAATTCATAATTATTAATAATAATTTTTTTGTTATTTGATGAAATATATTTACTAAGTTGAGTCATAATTATGAATAATTTAAAAATATTATTTTTTAAACAAAATATTTATTTAGATTATAAATATAAAAATGATAAGCATTTTTTTTTTCTATAAGTAATTCAAATTCTTTTATTTTTGTTTTTATTTTTAATTTTAATTTATTCCAACTGTTTTCTTTTTCATTTACAATAATAAGTTTATAATTATTTTGTATTTTATTAATTTCAAATAAAAAGTTTTGTTTATTTTTTATTTTTTCTAAAAAATCTACATTTATAATAGAATATTCATATTGATTTTCTTGAATACAATCTTCTAAATAATAATGTGTTGATTTTAAATTTTTTTTTATATTTATTTTTTTTTCTATACTTTGTTCATTAATAATTAATAAATTAAATGATATATTCATTAAACTGTATTGATTATTTATAATAAGTAGTTTATTTTGAATAAAATAAAATTCAAATTGAAATATAATTTTATTATTTTTTTTAGGTTCAATAAATAAATGATAATTATTATTTATGACATGATTAAAATAAAATATTTCATTATTTTTCCATTGTTTTGAATAATGTGTTTTTGGTATTTCAAAATTAGCATAATTTTTATATAAAAATGTTTTATCTTTAAATTTCACTACTAAATTTTTATAATTTTGATAATTTCCTAATATATCATGTTTCATTAATATATGTTTTTCTGTACTTAATTTAAGTTTATGAAATACTTCATATAATAAATTTGGACCACTTAATGATAAAAAAGTCTCAAGTTTATTAAATTCTATTAATGATAATGTTCTATATAAATCATTAAAATTCATAATTTTAAATTTTATACTATTAATTAATTCTATAAATAATTTATTTTTTGGAACACTCATCATTACAGCATTATATAATCCTGTTTGATGATAATCTTGTGTTAATAATAATTCATCATTTGATGAAATTAAATCATCAAGAGGTTTTAATAAAATATTCTTACAATCAAAATAAAAACCTCCATGTATATATAAAAAACAATAACGAAAGAAATCAGCTTTAAATGCTCCAGGATATAAAATATCATAATAATATAAATATTCTTGATTAAAATGTGTTTTTATAAATTCCCTACATTGTATATTATCAAAAAACAAATATTCATAATCTGGATTAAGTTCTTGAAAACTATAAATTGAATTTATGGCTAAAATATTATTTATTTCATTTGATTTATGTGTTTGAAATATAATTTTAGGTATTTTTAGTTTCTTAGGTTGTTTTTTATATAATTTAATATTTTGTAAATAATAATTTAATATTTTTACATTTTGGATACTACTACCAATATTTATAATTTCAAATTGATTAGAATTATGTTTATCATAAATTTTAATTTCAATATTATGAAGCCAACCTGAGCTTTGATTAATTTTACGTATAATAATTTTACATTTATTATTATTAAGATAATATATAACTAAATGAAATTCATTTTGATAATGATAAATAATTTCATACTTATTTAATATAAAAATATCTTGTCTTGGCTTTAAATTTTGTATAAAAACCATAATCTAATATTTATTAAATAAAAAAAAAAAAAAATTATAACAATTGAGAACGAATTAAAAAATTTTCTCTACATTCATTACTACAAAAATGTTTGTCATAAACCAAATAATGATTATTATTTATCGTTTTTTTACATAATCTACATGCATAATAAATAACATTATTTATATTATTTTTATTATCATTATCTAAAATTGTTAATTTATTATTTTTTGATTCTAATTTTTCAATATTATCAAGTAAATTTATGTGTGTATTACTTTTTTTTAATTTGTTTCCTTTGTCTTTATAGAAACAAAAAAAGATTGAATAGAAAAAAAGGTTAAAAAAATTTTTTAATATTTTTTTTAAAAAATTATACATCGTTTATTTTTTATTGTAATTTTTATTTTAAATAATAATGGAACATTTTTTAAATGAAAAAGATAATATAATTCATTTTAATTTTGAAGTTCCTATAATTGAAGATATTAAAGACTTATATTTAAAATATGACCCCAATATAGAAGTAATTAATAAATGTTATGTACAATATTATGATGAAAAAAAAATAAATAATAAAAGGTATATATTTAGAGGATTTTATAAAGATGGTTATTTTATAATTTTAATTGATATTGTTGATTTAAAATTAGATAATATTATATGTCATAAAAATGTTTTATTAACAAAACTACAATGGCATTTAGTAAAAATTAATGATGAATTAATTATAAATAAATTAAATATAAAAAATAATACAAAATATCAATATTTTTTAATGCCTATTAGAAATATATTAAACAAAAATCTTGATGTTTATATTGACGACTTAATTTTTTCAAATAATAAAATAATTAGTCATTTAATTATTAATAAAAAGGAATTTAAAAATTTATTTAATATTAAAGCTTTATTTACCTTTTAATTACTATATTCTATACCTGCCATACCTTCTGATATATTCAAAATATTTGTATTTGTTGCAAATAATTGTATAATAGGAACTTCTAATTCTGTCGATAGTGTCATAT